GTCGGCGCAGGGTTAAAAAAACGGTCACCTTTAGCAAGGTTACACGCACGACATATAGCTGCACAGTTTAGTGGGTCAAAGGTGTCACCACCCTTAGCGCGTGGCCATATATGGTCCACCTCTTTAGCCTCACCACCACACGCGTAACACGTATAGCCATCGCGTGCTAGTACCACAAGACGTAGCTTCTTCCACGCACTAGTACCCAACGCTCGATGGTGTTTAGGTTTCTTATTTATCACTAATGCCAGCCCTTGCGTTTGTAATGATCTAAAGCTTTACACATAGAGCCATACCTATTTAGGTTATATTTAATACCCCATTCAACCTGCCTATAACCGTCTACCTTTGCTAAGTACTTAGACCTGCCTTGAGGTATGCCATAGTGCGAACCATTGCGAGCGCTGGGGTTCCACCTAGACTCTCTGTAATATAAGTAATCTAAGCAATGAAATTCATCTAAGTTGTTTAGCTGTATGAAAGCCCATTGACGATAATGATTTGTAGTTTCAGTAACTTGGGAAGCAGCTTTATCAAGGCATAATATTTGTGCTACAAATAGAGCGGTGGCTACTAGCACACACCTCGCGAGCTTGCCGCGTTGCGGCTCGCGTTTTTGCCTTGGGGGCAAATGCGAACTAGAGGGTAGCATGGCAAGTCAAGTCAGTTGCATAACCGCAGGTCACGCGGCATGGCAAAATATGGCACGATGCCATACAACTCAATCCAAGTCTCATCAAAGCCAGACTCGGTCATCAGCGTATCCTATGTAACTTAAATCTATTAATAGCATCCACAGCTACTTCGCCTATCCCGTAGAGGGCCGTGTTAAACGTGATTGTCTTACGGCTACCGTCAGCCCGATCAAACTTGTGATTATAGGCAATAGGCATAATGGCATCGGCGTGATTCCATAGGTTAAACCACCACCTGCCGTTCGTAAATGGTACCAGGGCGATACCGTTGGCGTGCGATAAGAACCTATCTACCCAAGGCGTGGGCTTAGAATACGGTGGGTTCATAAATACTAGGCCAAACCAAGGCTGCTTTAGCCCATCATCTTCTATTGTGTATTTACTTTTAGCTGGTACGACACCGCCCTCTACTGGCGAACACGGATCTAAATCAAATTGTAGGCCTAAGCCGTCAAATATCCAACGCGATGTGTAGTAATCATCGCCACCTGAATTGCGTCTACCTGTAGGCATTACTTCTCCTTAACTAGTGCGCAAGTGTGGCAGCCCACGGTGTTAAACTTCCAACTACCACACTTAACACATCGGATTATGTCCGAGTCAGGTATACTAAGCGCTTCAGCGATGTTCTTGATGCCGACACACCCACAATCCATGCACTGATAAGCTTTGAAGCCTTCTGGCGTATTTAACCCTTCAAGCCAAAGAAACTCCGTCTTGCGCTTGCAGCCGTTACACTTAAACTGTGGGTGCATGTGCTAATGTTCCCTTCCTTATTGCCTGCAATGGCATTGGGTACATACTAAGAAATTACCTGAGTGTATAAGTCTGTCGTCGTTACAAGCTACACATCTCTCGGTACTAGGGCTAAGGCTTTCATTATCATTCTCCATGCGTAATGTAAAGCCTGAGCCGTTTCTAACTTCTATAAATCCCATCATTCCTCCTCTCTTTGTGGAAAGAACCATGCACCATTTGCATCTTGCTTGGCCCATACGGCGTGTTCTTTGATGTTATCTAAGCAAACGTACCCATAGTAAGCCTTCTGAGTAGTTTTACTTATTCCGTTACGCAGCGTATGCCCCTTAGCGCAGCATGCTGGTGGTGCTTTAGGTGCTGGCACGGTTGCAGCCTTTATCCAGTCCTCGTTACCAAGAGGCAAGGGCTCCGTGCGATCTACAGTATAGGATTGTGGCACGGCCTGTAGCTGCACCACCTTGGTCATTTCTTCTCTACTGGCACGTTTGCCCTTAGCCGCATAACCCGCGTTCGCAAGCGCTCTGCCGATCGCTGAAGTCTCGCAGTTCTCCAATGCAGAAGTTGAATTAACGCCGCGATCAGAAATGCTTTCACTAGCAAGCCCAGTCGCACACGGCTTGGAATCTGCTTCCGTTTTAAATAATTCAGCACTAACAATGTATCTAGTGTCTGAGGCCTGTTCAAGCTTCGTTGCCACTCTTCCATCTGGGTAATCCTTCCACCATTTTTCCAGTCGGCTCTCGACTGTTTCATAATCAGCTAAATTAAATGCCATTATCATTTCCAATCGTTTGTGTCGTCTTGCATGGCGTCTGTAACGCTTTTAGCAATCGCAAGGTAGGCAATGGCGTCTTCGTAATTGTCAAGGTGCGCAGCATCTTCAGCTTGCCTGCTGATTTTGACCAGTGCCATGCAAATCGCAACCTCGTTTGGTTGGATTGGATAACCCAGATATGCACTCCACAGTTCGGCAATCCTCTTGTGGTTTGTAATTGGATGCCCATAATTGATACCTCGCGCATGAATAGTTTTGATGACATTATCAAATAGCTTCTCAGTAGTTGTTGACATTAGTTTTGCTATCTGTAATCCTGCGGTGCATGTCAAAGCCGTCTTTACGGCCTTTCCAGTAGCCAGCCTGAAATGCATTATCCTTTATGGTTGAATAAACGCCCCAAGCTATAAAATAACCTAGGATGCTATAAATCACGATCCAAGGTGCGGTTGTCTCTATCATGCGTTCACCAGCGTTTTGCGCAGGTGGCAAGGACTAGCGTAACTAGTAAGCATTACCCAGTCGCCAGTATTCTCATCGCTGTGTATAGCGTAGTTCTTACCTAAACCAGCTATAAAACCCTCTGCTAATTTTAACGCAGGGTAATTATCAAACCAGTATGCGTATGCCCAGGTAAACAATGGCTTTGGTTCGAAGCGGTCCGCTTGTTTTTGCCAATCATTCTTTGACCACTCCATCGAATTCATCCAAAGGTGCTCAAAATCAACTGCTTTTAGTTCAATCTGTATTTTCATTTTGACACCAAGCTAGTTGCATGAATATCTGCGCAGCGTACGCACACAGCATCATAGAATTTCTCACCATTATCGTAACGGTATAACCTTATGACTGCCCTGTCGGTGGTGGCTCCACACATTGGACACTCTTGTAGCTTCATCTGTAGCCCGTCTATGCCAGTACTTTGCTTCTTGGCATAGCCCAAGTATTGCATCTGTGTATGACTTTGTGGATAATTTTAGGCAGTATTTGTATAACGATTAGGTAACGATTTACCCGTAATACCTGCCCAATGCGGTAAATGAGCCATCCTTCGGATCGATAGGCACCAACGTAGGTGTTAGCGTCTTACCTGCGGCTTCGAGTATAACATAACCGTTCTGCCAATTCGCGCTGTTATAGCGAATATAGCCTGCTTTCTTGCGGTCCATAAGGTTCCCACTCTCTACCCCATACAAGGCCCTGTGGTGGCCGTTTACGCCCTCTGTGTAGGCAGACATGCCTAGCCTGTGCGAATGTCCAGCCAAAACTGATTTACCAAACTTTTTAGCCAAATTAAGAGCTGTAATACCTGCGTGCTGGCTCATACTTCCTTCATCACCGTGGCAAAGTACCCAGTCGGGATGGAACTCATAGGCCTTGCGGTGGTAGGTCATACCCATATCGGCAAACCCCATGAAGGCTGCGTATTGCAGTTCAGGTAGGTTTATTAAGCCAGGGACTTTTAGAAGAGTGTTGTATAGGCGATCAGTATGATTGCTGCGGATAATATGCATCTCTGGACTGTACTCACCGAGATCCCAGAGTATTTGCTTACATAGCTCACGATCAGCGTGTAGGTCCTCGCTGTGAGCCAAAGGTGTGCCTTCGCTCCATTTACTAATCGACTGAAAATCAATCTCATCACCAACCACCAATACAGAGTCAAACTTTTCACGCCTTGCTAACTTGATTATATTCTTTACCGCAGAGTCCAATTGATATGGCACCTGTAAATCTGAGATTACAAGCCAACGCTTAATCGTCATCTTCTTCTGTAGGATCAATACTAGGTATGATTCCGCCATCACCTATTACCCAGTCTGGCATTGTTGCCCTATCTGATACAAAGTACAAGCTACAGCTTTCACTAAAGCCAGCCTTACGTGCAGCCTTATAGATTTCATTCATAGCGATATAATGCTGGTCTAGTTTAGATAATGGCTCAGGTGACTTGCGCACAATGCGCTTATTTATCTTCTTACGCTTGCGCCTGGTATCAGCCATACTACTATTGTCGCTTAACTATTAGATAATATAGATCATCAACACGCTGCTCTAATCGAGTTAACTGATCTTTCATACTCTGGCCACCATTAGGACGTAATTCATTAAGCCAGCCTTTAACTATAAAACGTAATCCGATCAGCACGCCTGATAGCACAGCGATAACGCCAGCCCCAAAGCCAGCCCATTCTGTAGGGGTCATGCTTCATCTGCACCGATGCCATAAGCTGTATCGGATTTATCTAAAGCCCTAGCTGCTGGGCCTGCAAGTGCGGCCACTACTACTGATATAACTGGATCTAGTCCTAGCTCGTTACTGGCTAAAAATGTCAAAAATGACACTAATACGCCACGTGCATAGGATTTAAGTATTGCTTTCTGTTTCTCGGTTATCTTCATATTTTCCCCCCTAGTAGTGGTATATCAAACGGCTTGCTATCTTTATCGCCTAACTTTGTAAAGCTAACGTGCATGTGCTTAATGTGTTTATTAAAACCCTTGTACTTACGCCACTTATAATTGAGTATCTTGCTAGCGATCATGCCATTATGTATTACGTAAGATATGCGCTTATCGGTCTTTGCACACTTTCTGATCTGGTCAGCCAAATATATTGAGATCCCTTCGGATGTATCCAAGCGAGAATCAATATCAATGGCTCGTACACACCCATCTGCGTCTGGGTTATGATCCGATTTTGTGGTGGAATGACGAGCATCACCCAGCCACCCATCACTGGTAGTGCGGCGATCTGGGTACCAGGTATCAATTTGGTCTCTTAACTGTGTACCAGCTGCACAAAGCCAAGGCTTCATTTACTGGCTATAAACCTAGAGCGCGTAGATCATCGGTAGTTAAACCAAGTGCGGCTAACTTACCTTCGGCTGTAACCTTAGCTTGAGCCTTTGCTTGGGCTTCGGCATCTTTAATTGCTTTTGCTTCTAAGTATTCTAAATGTTGTGCGTATTCTGCATCATTCATTTCTCTATCAATAATTTCATTTGTTTCTGTGTTATGTATTCTTATCATTGGTTTACTCATTATTTTACTCCATATATTTTTACTGTGCCAGTTAAAAAAGTTTCACCCTCTACATTAAAAACTAAAGAAGAAATTGCTGTATTTGAACGGAAAGTACCTGCTAAAAATACTGCTCTAGTGTCGCTATAACCTGGTTCAATAAAACTTGAATTAGCAATAAAAGGCTTCATAGCAGTTGTGGAAGCATAATTATCAAATTGTATTGTCCAAACATTGTTTGCATCATTTCTTTTGTATTCCACATTAGTTCCAGTTAATTGAATATAACTAGTATATATTCCTCCAAATATTGAGCCTTGGTCAAATCCACCCATACTGACTAAGTTATTAACATTGTTTGGCAAGCAGTTAAAATCAGCATCATTAGTTGAATTAGTAACGCCAGTAATTAAAACATATAAAGATTCATAAGTTTGGTCAATAGTTGAAATAGTTGTTGAAGTTCCTGATAATGTAGTTGTAGATAGTAAAGTTATACCACCACCACCAGTAGGTGTAGCCCATTTTAATCCTGTATTTTCAGAACTATCAGCAGTAAGAACTGTGTTGTTAGCACCTACGCCTAAGCGTGCATCGCTTGTGCTAAATGTATATAGATCACCCTTTGTAGTTAATGGCGAGACTGCGCCTGCCTGTATGTAGTCATAAAATATTGCTGCACCTGTAGCTGTAAAATATAATATACCTGCATCATTTTGTGGCAGAATTAAACTGCCTGCTGTTGCTACTGTGGCTGTGCCAGCGGTAACTGTGCAAGCACCTGCGCCTAAGTTCTGTATAAATACTGTATCGCCTGCTGCAAATAATCCTGTGTTAACTGTAATAGTAGTTGCCCCTGCTGCGTTCATAGCAACAGTTGTACCTGCGTCCGCCGCTACTAATACATAGTTAGCAGTCTTAGCAGTTGCAGCACCGCCACCCATAGCAGTTTCTTGTAATGAAGTCATCTGTGCAGCTGTTAATACCTGCCCAGTTGTAAATGTCTGTTTAGCCATGATACCCCTTAATAACTTAGGACATTATAGTCTAAAGTGCCATAAATCGTATCATTTAGGATAAATGCGTCTATGATAGGCTCTAATGTCGTGAACGTGGTTTTCCAACTGTTTGGCGATATGTTCATACGCACGCCAAATATCTGTAATGTTTTCTCTAAGGTAGATCCGCCTGGCTGTGTGGTAATTACCTGTATAGGGTCAA